TTGTGTTTGATAACCAACCTCGCAACAAGCAAGTCGTAAAGCGTGTTGAATCATTTGTACAACGTGGATATGCTATGGTTGTGTGGAACTCAAACTGGTCTTATAAAGATATCAATGACGCTGTATTGTCAGGCCTGACCAGTTCACAGGTCGAGCATTTACTAAATAAATCCACGTTCAAGGGGCTCTCCCTTAAACTGGCCATCCGAGACTGGAAGAAATGCTAACCTAGACGCAATGTCTGGGAGTGAGAATTATTGTTCGAATTAAGAAGAAACGGAGTATTCATGTCAAATTCATTACCGACCCTCTATCAACAGTTCATTCATCTTTCACGATATTCAAGATTTCTATGGGATGAGGGTCGTAGAGAAAGTTGGCAGGAAACGATCGGTCGTTTCTTTGACTTCTTTGAAGGTCATCTGAAGGAACAACATAACTATGATATCAAGGATCTTCGCAAAGAACTAGAAGACGCAGTTCTTTCGCAGAAGGTTATGCCTTCGATGCGTTGCGTCATGACTGCTGGTGAAGCTCTTCGTCGCGAGAACGTCGCAGCATATAATTGCTCTTACGTTGCAGTCAATAGTCCACGTTCGTTTGATGAGATTCTATACATTCTTATGAACGGAACGGGTGTAGGTTTCTCGGTAGAATCAAAAGACGTAGAACAGCTTCCAGTAATCGCAGAAGAATTCCATCCCTCAGATACCACCATCGTAGTTGCCGACTCAAAGCTGGGTTGGGCAAAAGCTCTCAAAGAACTCATCCATCTTCTTTACTCTGGTCAGGTTCCTCGTTGGGATCTGTCGAAGATTCGTCCAGCAGGTACTCCTCTTAAGACTTTCGGTGGTCGCGCATCTGGTCCAGAACCGCTTGATGCTCTTTTCAAGTTCTGCGTTGATATCTTTAAGAAAGCTGCTGGTCGTCGTTTGAACACGCTGGAATGCCACGATATCGTTTGTAAGATTGCTGATATCGTAGTTGTTGGTGGTGTTCGTCGCTCCGCTCTTATTTCACTTTCCGACTTGAACGATGATCGTATGCGTTCTGCTAAGTCTGGTCAGTGGTGGTTGGGTGAATCTCAGCGTGCTCTCGCGAACAACTCTGCAGTCTATAGAGAGAAACCAGATATTGGCGTATTCATGGAAGAGTGGAAGTCACTCTACGAGTCAAAGTCTGGTGAGCGTGGTATCTTCAATCGCGCTTCTGCTAAAGCGACTGTTAACAAGCACGGTCGTCGTGATGCAAGCTATGACTTCGGTACGAATCCTTGCTCCGAGATTATTCTGCGTGACAAAGAATTCTGTAATCTGTCAGAAGTTGTTATCCGCTCAACGGATACTATGGAAACTCTGAAGGAGAAGGTTTACTGGGCGACTATCCTTGGTACATGGCAGTCAACACTGACCAACTTTAAGTATCTCTCATCATCATGGAAAAAGAATTGTGAAGAAGAACGCCTTCTCGGCGTTTCAATGACAGGAATCATGGACAATGACCTCACCAACGGAAAGATTCCAGGACTCGCAAAACGACTCGAAGAACTCAGAGCAATCGCAGTCGAAACCAACAAGAAGTTCGCTAAGGAAATTGGTATCCCTCAATCAGCTGCTGTTACTTGCGTTAAGCCCTCTGGCACTGTTAGTCAGCTTACTGATGCTGCTTCTGGTATTCATGCACGCCATAATCCATATTATATTAGAACTGTTCGTGCCGACAAAAAGGATCCCCTAGCAGCTCTTATGATCGACGCTGGTGTTCCAGTTGAAGATTGCGTGATGCGTCCTAACAACGTCTATGTGTTCTCATTCCCAATGAAGGCGCCAGAAAACGCAGTGTTCCGTCAGGATATGTCAGCTATTGAGCAGCTGGAACTCTGGGTTACTTATCAGGATCACTGGTGTGAACACAAACCATCTGTTACTATCTCTGTGAAGGAACACGAGTGGCTTGACGTTGGTGCGTGGGTATATAATCACTTCGACAAGATGTCTGGTGTTTCATTCCTTCCGTTCTCAGACCACGTCTATAAGCAAGCTCCTTATCAGGATTGCTCGAAGGAAGAGTACGAAGCATTTGCTGCTAAGATGCCTAAGTCAATCGACTGGGATAAGCTCAAGGATTATGAGAAGACTGATACTACAACAGGGGCGCAGGAACTTGCTTGCGTTGCGGGCGGTTGTGAGATTTGATAATGCCCGACAAAGAATTGACCTGCCCTTGCGGAGAACACGATTATCTAGTTTGCTATGAGCGTCGTGGTAAAAAAGAACAACCAACCTTCTGCCCCTTTTGTGGGGCAGACGGAGCAACCGAAGGCATAGAGCTCGAGGAAGATGAGGATGATGAATGAATCGCTGATGAGTATCAATGAACGATACAATGACGTACTAGATAAGATTCAATCTATCCGAACGAATCTGCATCTAATTCATGGTGAAGAACTTCAAGCTGCTGTTGCTGAAATGGAACGCTATGAAAACATTCTAAAGCAGCTTGAAGATTTGTATCCAGAGGAGGTCTCTGGGCATACTATATAAGTTCATGGCTGATTATGAAAATCCATGGACATTTGACGGAAAAGAGTTCGACAGTGAAGATATCGGGGACTCATACGGGTTTGTGTATCTTATTACAACGCCGGAAGGCCAGAAGTATATCGGAAGAAAATACTTCTGGTCTATCCGTAAAGCCCGTGGAAAAAGTAGACGCCAGCGATCCGAATCCGACTGGAAAACATACTATGGATCCAGTGAGCTACTCAAGGCTAAGATCAAAGATTCTGACAAAAGCCTATTCAGGCGAGAAATAATTTCTTTACATTCTACAAAAGGTAGGGTAAACTATGAGGAAGTCAGAGAGCAGTTTGCTCATGGCGTTCTCGAGAATGAAGCCTATCTAAATGACAACATTAATGGGAAGTGGCATCGTGGACCAGAACACATCAGAAGCAAATCCAAATTCTCTGCCCTCGCATCTGGGCGGTCATCTCAACAAGACACATAACGATCGTGGGACCTTGACATTTCTTATCAATGAGTATAAGATTAAGTCATTCCTTGATATCGGTTGTGGTCCTGGCGGTATGGTCGCATTGGCTAAGATGCGTGGGCTTGATGCAGTAGGCATTGACGGCGATTGGGAAGTTGAAAAGGAGAAAGACGCACTCATTCTCATCCACGACTTTACTAAAGGTCCAGCTACCATTGATGGAAACTTTGATTTGGGTTGGTCTGTAGAGTTTCTTGAACACGTCGAAGAAAAGTATCAAGACAATTATATGCAAGCATTTGCCAAGTGTAAATATGTCGTAGCGACTGCGGCTCCTCCAGGCTATCCTGGTCATCATCATGTGAACTGTCAGCCGCTAACATATTGGCGTGATGTATTTGATAAGTATGGTTTTGATTATGATAATGATGTGACGCAGCTTATTCGAACACAAAAGTCAACTATGCAGAAGCCCTTCATGCAAACAACTGGTATGTTCTATAAGAGGAGATGATAATGTCTATGAATCAATATGTTCCGTGGAAAAGTATTTCCACTGAAGCTGATCGCGCTGCGTATGACGATCGTTTGCGTCAGTTTATGTTGCAGGTTTATAACTACATGACAGTTGCACTTGCTATCAGCGGTGCAGTTGCTTTTGGCGTTTACTCTATTCCAGCACTCAGCGCAGCTATCTGGGGAACGGGACTCAAGTGGGTCGTGGTATTCCTGCCACTCGTTATGTCGTTTGGCTTCGCATTCTTGTTCGAAAAGATGTCAGCTCAGACGGCTAAGATTGCGCTTCTTGTATTCGCTGGTGCAATGGGTTTGTCATTGTCATCTATCTTCTTGATCTACAAGATGGGTAGCATTGCTCAGGTATTCTTTATCAGTGCAGCCACCTTCGGTGCAGCTTCGCTTTATGGCTACACTACGAAAAAGGACTTGACAACCTTCGGTTCATTCCTTATAATGGGAGTCTTAGGTTTGGTTGTAGCTGGCGTTGTTAATCTGTTCTTACAGAGTTCGGTGTTTGCTTTTGTCATTAGCTGTATTGCAGTTCTTATCTTTACTGCTCTGACTGCTTATGATACTCAAACGCTCAAGAGCACTTTCGATGGCACTGAAGGTGAAGATCGCGAGAAAGCTGGTGTGTTTGGTGCGCTTCAGTTGTATCTTGACTTCATCAATATCTTCCTGAACTTGCTCCAACTGCTCGGAGACAAAAAGAATGATTGAACCTATTCGCATCTATATCGGGACTTCAGCAAACAATGAAGATGCTGATTCAGAAATGGTATTGGAGTACACGCTCCGTAAGAACTCTTCTCTACCGCTCGATATTCATTGGATGCGTCAGTCACGGGATGAGTCTAGTATATGGGGTGGTTGGCAGACTCAACGCTGGTCAACGCCTTTTAGCGGATTTCGTTGGGCGATTCCAGAAGCGTGTGGATTCACTGGTCGAGCCATTTACATGGATGTGGACATGCTCAATCTCAAGGATATTGCTGAGCTGTATAGCATTGACCTTAAAGGTAGGCCTCTTGCTGCTCGCCGTGGAGCTCGTTTCGGAGGTCATGAGTTCTGTGTTATCATTATGGATTGCGAAAGACTCGGGGATCTTCTCCAACCCGTCGAGAGGATGAAGAAGAATCCAGACTCGCATCATCGTTATATCAGTATGTTCACTGGTAATGATAACTATGTTGCGGAGATGGATCCACGCTGGAACTGTCATGACGGTGATGGTCGCGCTATCGACGATATTTGGCATCTACATTATACTGAGATGAGCACTCAGCCTTGGAAACCTGTATGGTTTACTGGTCAGACTCGTGAACATCCGCGCCCTGATCTTGTTAAGCTCTGGCACGATAC